TTTCAAGAAGGCAAGCGGCAACTTCAACTTCGAGATTGGGCAAATCGTTGTGCATGACGGCTACGACGACCACGGACTCAACGGGCCGCACCTCATCTGGGAAATTGTTTCTGCGTCAGAGTATAAGGCGTGGAAGTTTACCGGCTTCAAGGCGACCAAGAATGCCTTTGCTTTCCTCAAGGACAAGTATAACGGCTACACCCAAGGCTGGGAAAGCGACTCAACGATTTGGTTTGAGGACCCAGACGGAATCAGCGTCACGAATTGGTTGAGCCACACCAACAAATCCTACCTCGGCACGAACACAGGAGCGACCGTCTATCATGGCGTGACGAACACCAACGGGACGCTGAAGGGTCTCAAGCGTGATTGGGACGCAGACGCCACCATCTATTCCCTCCGCAAGGTGGATGAGTCCAATGGCTATAAGCACCTCTTCGTGGCTTGGGCGGATATGAGAAACGACGGAACGGCAAACGCAGACGGCGGCTACCGCAAGAAGGACTTTGGTCTTATCCTTCCGACAACCAGCAACTACGAGGTGACGATGCACTTTGCGAATCAATTCGATGAGACCGGCTCTTTGGACGTCTTCACCGACTTGAAGATTGGTGAGGACCTCGATTTGTGGTCGCTGGACGCCGAGGTCGAGCCATATTCTGCCGGTGCTTGGTCTGCTCTCAACGGAGCGTCCAACGACGAGCCGCTCGACACACGCTTCCACAATTGGGAAGACAAGGGCGGTGCGGTGTTGCTTGTGGACGTCTCCCGATTCTGGAACCTGAACACGATGGCTACCGGCGGTCGTCCCGGCTACGCTGAGGGCGGTCTTGTGGACTTTGGTGACTACGAGACGGCAAGCCACGGCTTCCCCTACCTCATAGACAACTATTGGCTTCAGGCTACGCCGTCGTATAAGAACACCGTAGCGACCGACGTGGACCACCACCAAAACGCGGTAAACTTCATCAACGACGGAGCGCAGTTGGCCGCGTCAATCGCAATCGGTGGGACCAAACTCTATCTGACTTCCACAAACAACTTCGACACGACCGGAAAGGGCGTCATCATTTGCGAAGGAGGGGCCGACCGCAACTCAGAGAAGACGGCGTTTTATTATTCGTGGAACGGCAAGGGAACGGCAGATGTCTTGGGAATCCAAGTGCCTTATCTCGACAATGTTTACATTACCTCATATGAGGTCGTCACCGACCCGAAGAACGCAAGGGACCAACTCCAAGCAGACCTTGACGATGGTGCTTCTGGTTCTGATGTGCGAATCGGTAGCAACGAAAACCTTGCAGAGGCAGACAGGTTGGACACAAACTTCGACAAGGTGCGCGTCTATAACACGCCTGCCGCACTCTTCGGTATGCGCTTGATGATGAGCGTTAGCGGCTTGGTCGTCACTCCGAACATGGGGACGTATTACACCCACGATAAGGTGCGGTATATGCAGATGCTCGGAATCACCTCCTCTTGGTCTCAGAACACCACTCTCCCCGCCCTGTCGGACATCAACAACGTGCCTCGCACAGACAACTTTGGCTCCCATCTTGACGCAAGGGGCAAGACGGTGATGGCTATTCTCAGCGATATGTCGCTGAAGGAAGGCAACGGGCTTGACGATACCCAGACAACTTACGCTTGGTTGATGGGTCGGGACAATCGCATGGAGTTCCGAGACACCTATGATTCCAAGCACGCCTTGACCCGAAACGAATTGCGTGTGTCGAATCTCAACACGCAATCTGGTTCCAAGATTAGCAACGTCAGGGTCTATTTCAACGGCAACTCTCAGTTTGCCGACTTCCCAGAACCGACAGGAAGTGTGGCTCGGTGGCGCGTTCTGAACCATCCCGATGTCTTCAGTCGAGATGAAGCGGTTGCTCTTGCAAAGCAAGAGTATTTGCGAGAAACCACGTCTCGAATCAGCGTTCAGGCTGAGGTCATTCGGCCCTCCGACAACTCCAACATCATGCTCGGACAAGGTCGCTACGGCTACGTTGGCGATGTGTTCCGCAAGGCATACACGGCAGGCCAATGGCTCGACGTAAACATCAGCAACGCCCCGCAGAACCCAACAGACAACGGAGGTCGCTCGCTTGCATGGTGGACGAACAGGCTTGGTGGACACCACTTCTGCGGTGTGCAAAACGCACTTGACGCAGGCACGGACCAAGGAAAGGCCGACCTTCCAACCCGAGAGTCATTCCTCTATTTTGAATCGCAAGAAGACTACGAGACCAACTTCCCCAACTACGGCATCCACATTCAGACGATTGAATGCACATCTGCCGCAGGTCTTGACCCAACTCACAGGCTGAGTGTGACGCTTGCGAACACAGGAAGCCCCGGCGACTACCAAGTCACGGCCCGACTGTTCGATTCCGGTCTGACGGCAATCACCCCCTCAAACAGCGTCACGCTTACGACGGGGGCAGGGTATTACACCATCACTCTTACGGACTCCGTTAATTCGCGTGACTACACAGTCACTCTCTATTTCGATGGAACGGCGACGACGGCGGTGACGACTGTTGCCTACATGAACATGAATCTCGGCGTAGCCGGACGCGGCCAATCCTTCTCCTTCTATGGGGCAAACTCGCTTTCCCATGCTCTTCAGGTCGTCAGCGTTCAAGCAGGGACGCCGTTTGTGAGTGGGACTTCCTCCAACGAATTGCGTCTTGCTATTTCCTACGGAGGAGTTGATGGCGTGTCTGGAAAGAACATCTATCGCATCTGGCTCGGGGACTATTCTTTCGATGAGACGTTTACCCCTTCTTCAACGAATCCGACCTACGCCTCAACGCTCGAAGGGTATAACTTCGCAAATGTGACCGAGAATGGGTTCGTCAGTATCGCCGTCCCGACTTCCTATGATTTGACGCAGCCCGAGGTTCTCTTCTCGGTAAACTACGACTACCTCGAAGCCGTGTTTAGCAAGAGGTGTGGTGGTGCAACAAACAACGCCCACCAGATTCCCGGCGACACAACGTATTCCACCTTCGACACCGATAGTCTGTTCCCACTCGGGATGCGTCAGTATTCCTACCTCGGCGACATAGCAGACTCCCGTGCGGCGTATTACGCGCCCCGCCTGTTCATTGTGAGGGATGTGGCGTATGTGCCTGCGACAACGCTTTCCTACACCGACGCCTATGTGGACCTGAGCAGCGAAACGATGACGATTAAGGACATCGCTTGGACGCAGAATGCCCGTCAAGTTGAGCAAGTCTCTTTGTCCCTTGAAAAGACGGAGGCCCACTATCCCTACACCATCGTCAGCACTCTTGCGAATATCTCAAGGGGCAGAGGAGAAGGCAACAGGCCGCCGTATTCACCCCAGAGAGAGCCTTCGTCTGGTGGCGGCATCGGAACGTCCATCACTCCCGAGCAACAGATGGGCGGCCTCGGGACCATCGTTGGTGGCGACAGATTCTCAACCAACGGAATGAACAATTGGTCTGGCTCGACATCCAACGACATTTCATCTTTGGCGTATCGCAACCTCAACGGACGCTCCTCGTTCCAAGCCGACCTGAGCGGAAGCGGCGCAACGTGGGGTGTGCTTGGCGCAAGGAAGGTTGGGACGGCGTCGTCGTTCGACCGCGCCATTGACGGTCTCGATTCGGACTTCGCCCCGACTCAGGGAGCAGCCATCCAAAGCGAAGACGGCTTCGTGCTTGGCGGCATCGAGTCGAGCGACGGAACGAGCGCAGGCGAGATGCACACGCACTCTATCAACGTGCGAGTCCCGAACGACGCATCCTCTGGTGGCTTTGTGACCGTCTTCGGCACGTTCACGCTTGAGGGTGCTTCCAACGGAGAAATCACCGTGACCGTCACTTGCACGGAGACGAGCGATTCGTTGGAACGAACAGTCATCATCCCAGCAGGCTCCTCCCGCCGTAGCATCATGTTGCTCACCGGCAACATAGACGGTGCTTCTGTGGCGGGGAACAACCTGACTCTCGAAATCACCCGCGCTCCGGCCACGGGCAACGACTCAGCACCCTATTCGAGCATCGTCGTTCACAACGTCTCGGTGCAAATCAGAAGGTTCAACCTCCCATCGAACCCTCTCGGCGGTAGCAACACAATGTCGCCGTATTGAGTGCCGGAGGGAGGGCGGAGACGGGAAAACCAAACCGTAGCCGAGGAGGAGAGGAGGACCCTCCCTCCGACAAAAGGGCTATTGGTCCTATGGCTTATCAATCTTCCCACGTTTCACGCAGGGTTTTGATGCGGCGAGCCAGAACTCTTCCGACGCCACGAATCTCCATCAGGTCTTTGATTCGCACTTTCGTTTTGAGGATGTTCGGAAGCGAGCCAAACTTCACCATCAGCGCAGTTGCTACTTCTTCGGTGATGCCGGGAATGCCCATGAGTGCAAGCAGACGAGGGTCGGTAGGCAAGGTTTTGGTGCGCTTAGGCACGGTCAGCGACTTCATAATCGTTTTCTGGGTGTGCGAAACGCAGAGCCATTCCACGAACTCGTCCATTGTTGTGAACTCGATGAGTCGAATCTTGGGGAAGTGAGTGTAAAGCGTGAGTTTGAATTGCTTGATGACCCTGTTCATTTTCGCAATCTCTCGGGCCATCTCATGCGACTTCGGTCGCCGTCCCTTGAAGTAGGGCTTGAGTTTCGTTCCATAGACGGCGAGAATGGGGTTGTCGGAAACCTCGCACATCTCGCTTAGTTGGTGGTTGATGGTCCGTCCGTTCCTCCCAATCCCGAGAATGGTTCGATACAGGTCGTTGATTTCCTTTGCTTCGATGCACCAATCGCCGATGATGTAGTCGCCATGATTCAAACGCTTGACGAGGACGTGTCCCTTCGGGTCCTGTCGGCGGTCTCCTGCTGCAACAAACAGACGGTGGAGCAGAGCCTCGTTTTCTCGGTCATCTGCATAAATCATGCTATATACAGGGGCGAGGTGACTCTTGAAGGTTAGGCCGCGCCACCAGAGCAAAACCAACAATCGCCGTCGCACAAGTTGTGTTTGCGGAACCATGCGGGTCCGGGGGCGTTGCGATAGCGCATCATGCCCTGAACGTATTTGCGAGTGACGGCTGCGTTATAATCAATCCATCCGAGTTCCTCGATGTAATCGCAGATGTTGTCCACGATTTCTGCTTTGTCTCCCTCGGTGATTTGCTCCGGGTCTGCGAACCAACGGAGTTGTTGGGCCATCGTCTGAACCAGAGCGACCCGAACGTGATGCGGAGGATTGGAGAGGCGCGAGGCGCGGTCAAGGCAGGTCGGCAGAGCGACGTCTCCTTCGTGGTTGCCGACGCGCACGGTCATGCGCTCCTCGCGCTTGGGGGCAACGTAGGGGTTGTCTGCATTCCACACGACCAAGTCGAAGCAGGCGTCGAAGTCCACTTCCCCTCGGAAAGGGTCACGGTGAGCAAGTGTCTTGTCTGGCTTCTGAGGAATAGCATAGCCATGTGGGTCAGAGACAAAAGCCCGCTCGTCGGCAACGACGCACCAACGACCACGCTTGCGATTGAACGTGCCGGGGAGACGTGTGAGTTTCTCGGGATAGCCGACACCGTCGAGACTCTTCAGGCCCTCCGCCATAGCCTTCTCATAGCGGTCGAGGTGAAAAGCCCAAGAGCGGCCCCTCACGGGCCGTTTGAACGGTTGGTGGATATGGAACCCTCTGCCGGTAGCAACGAGCCTCACATCGCCTGTAAGACGGCTTAGAAGGGCCGCTACATCTTCCTTGACTTGCTCCATCGTGTGAACGTCGTTCATGTCGAAGTCCCACCACGCACGGTCAATCACGACCGAGTCGTAGTCCCCGAGGTCATCGAAGGCATAGAGGGACGTATAGAGGTCCGTGCGCCCATTCATGCGGCGAACGTAGTCCTTCATGGAGTCCATATCGGTGCAACGCTGACGCTTCAGCCCCATCTGACGAGGGAAGGGGAAGAGCGGGGTCATAGTCTCACCATGCTCAGACGTCGGTATAAACCCGCTGACCGCAGATGGGACACTTCACCTCTCTCATGTTGCCGGTCTCAATGTCTCCGGTAATCAGAAAGACAGGCGCGGCGTCTTCTTCGGCCACGAACAAGGCATCACAGTTTGTGCATTCAACGTCCATCAATTCACACTCCACAGGTTCTCAAGTCCATTCTGCTCGCTTTCGCAAGACATGGAAAACTCGCACCAAGCAGGGCAGAAGTAATCGTTCCAATTCATGTCCCATCGTGCGCCCTTGATTCCTTCGACGGCTTGCTTGAGTTTCTTTTCAAAGGCGGTGATGCTCCGCGTGTTTACCTTCTCGACAATGAGAATGCCCTTGCCGCCCTTCCCAATGGCGACGTCGCGCTTTGACTCGGAAGCGAGCCATCCGGGTTTCGACATAGCCACACGGTCAGCGTCCCACTTCTCGTCGCTCCAATCGTCCTCGTTCTTCCACCCGCACAATTCAGCAACGAGTTTGTCGTTCGTGGCGTCGGGTGCTATGTATGCGAAATGCGTGATGGGTCGGGTCTCACCCATGAGTCTGAGCATACGGGTGTAATAGCACAATTCCATGCGAGTCTTCGTCATCTTGGTGGAGCCCCAATTCCCTGTCTTCAATTCATAGATGCAGAGGCCACCATCAGGATGAACGAGAATCGCGTCAATCAGACCAACGAGGACGACCTCGTTCTCTGCATCCCAACATTCGCGGCGCACCTCGTATTCGACGGGCATGAAGTGGTCGAGACCCCACTTCTCAATACGGCACTCCTCAAGGAAGACGAGGTTCTCGTTCCCCTCATCGAAGCGGTCGTCGGGAAGCAGAGGGCTGAGAGTGGACTGACCCTCCCAATTATCATAGATGGTCTCAAGGTTCGTGTGAACGAAGTTTCCGCGAATCATGTATTCGTTCGGGGGAAGGGGGTGGTCCTTCAGTTGGACCTTGCTCCACCAAAACTTGCGCGGGCATCCGTCATAGGAAACGAAGGACGACTTGCTCATCTTGAGAAAACGAGCATCGCCCGAGACAATGTCGTTGGGGTCATATGACGCATTCGCATTCAATTCTGCTCCCGTCATTTCACTTGGGTTCTTCATCGAGTTTCCCTCCGTGCCTCTCCCAACATTCAGGGCAATACCCCCAACGGTATTCGGTTCTATCCAAGTCTGCCGCGTAGCAACAAGACAGGTATTTTGGATAGGGGCTCCTGAAGTCCACCTCACTCTTCCTCCGTGAAGTCATCGAGCGTCTTCTGCGACCCGTCCAAAGAAGCACCGCAATACACACAATCGTCGCCTACTTCGATACCGTGGAGCAAGGGAACACGCACTACACCGCTGCATGAGGGACATTCGCTCTCGCTGATGAGACCGTCCTTCTCAAGCATCTTGAGAATCAGGGTGTTGTGCTTGTCCATTTCCCTGAAAATGACGTTCAGCATTTCATCCATCTGACGCATAGCGGCGTCCATTCGTTGTTCCATCTGTCGGATTGTCGGCTTGGGTTTTCCTCGGGCCATGAACACTCGATGGGGTGGTTTCCACTTAAACCCAGCGGTAATTCAAAGCCAATTCATGCCCCTGATTCCACGCAGGGCGTTTTCGAGGGGCATATAATCCCACCCCATGACCTCGTAATACGGCATGACTTTGTCGAGGACAAACTTCCTTGCGATATGTGAATATCCCACTTCAGCCACACCCTCAATCTCCGATGGCTCGTCAAAGGCGATGTAGTCACCGCGCTCATCGAGGGTGCAGAAGAAGTAATCGTCCTTGCCGTAGCCCTTGCCGAGGTGGTCGTTCGCCCATTTCGCACCGGCACGGGCCTCAGAAAGGACCGCGTAGGAAGAAAGGTCAGACGTGAGTTTCCCACGCATCGAGACGTCGAGGACGCTCATTTCACGGGAGACCACGCGCTCGATGACGTCGGCAAGCGTCTTCGTGATAGCCGCTTCGTCCTTCCCCTCAAGGATGCCGTCAATGACGATACCCATAGCGTTCTTCATAGCCTTTGGGAGCCGCGATTGCTTCATCTCAATTCCCTTGACGTATCTTTCTGGCGCATGATGCTCGCCGTCAGTCCATTCGACAAGACCGCAATAGCGGTTCTTTGCAAGCACAAGGAAGCGCGAGGACCACTTCTCAAACTCGGTGATGATGGGAGCCATGCGCCTGTTGATTTCAGCAAGGGCGGCGACACCTTCCTCTGGCGTCGGCACTTCGCACATGATAGAATCGGTGTGGCCGTATCGGACCTTGAAGCCGAGGTCCTCCGCATGGTCCCGCAATTCGCCGAGCGTCTTTCGGGAGGTGAAGGTGATAGCCGCCGCAATATCGGGGTGATACATTCCAAACTTGGAGTCCCCTGCTACACCATACATGGAAGCAACGAGCGACTTTGTGGCGTATTGCAGGGCGTCATACCGTCGCGCCTCTTCGGGCGTCTTGGCCTCGGCTTTCTTGCGCTTATAGACGTTCCGAAGGTCCGTCATCAGGTCCATCTGCCTGCACAGGACACCCTTACGGCTCCTGTCGAAGCGAATGCCGTTCCCACAGTCCTCACCATCCTCGGTGAGCGTCGTCCAACAGATGCCGTATTTATCCACGTTGCTATGATACATGGCTCGGACGTCAAAGATGCCGACGTTCTCATAGACGCCCGCTTCAGGCTCCATAATGTCTGCGCCCTCATACTCGACCTTGCTAAACTGCGGCTTGCTCGGGATTCTCACATCGAAGTCTGGGTCGCGCAGGCACAAGACCGTGAACAAGCGCGTGACCCACGGAGTCATGCGAATAGGACACCCGACAATGCGCTGAATCGCCGTGAAATAGCCGAGGACGTCCACCAAGTCGTTGAGCCTCGGGAGCAGGTCCACGTCCTGTCGGGCGTAGTCGAGGTAGGTCCCAATGTCGGTGTAGTAGGTATCGTGGCCGTCAGGGAGGGGAACCTTCTCGTCGCCAAGACAAAACTTGGAGACGGCGTCGAGGCTCATTCCCGGCAATTGCCCGTTCTTGAGGGTCCACAGTTTCTTGAAGCCGACCATGAGGTCAATGACCTTTATCCCTGCGATAGGTTGGGACCAATCGCTGAAGTCCCACCGCACACGACGCATGGGTGAGAGCATCCTCGGCTCCATCCCGTTCGCCGTGAACCTCTTGAACAATTGCTGAATGTCGGCGTTCACCACGTTCCATCCGGTGATGACGTCTGGGTCGTGCTTTTTGAGGAGCCCTGCAAAATCGCGCAACATTTCCTCTTCGTTGGCGCAACACTTGAAGCGGCGGTCCCCATATGTGCAGGCATCCTTGCCGTATGGATGGTCCTTCGCGGGGATGCTCTCATACAGACCCGGCTCGTAGTCTGCGTGGGTAAACCACACAAACTCTCCTTTCTGCGAATCCCTGACGACAATGATGGTGATTTCACCGGACTCAATCTTCCATTCCATGTCGAGGAACCACACACGTTCCTCATAGTCGGGACACTCAAAGCCGCTATCAACGAGGACACGCGCCTCCCACGGGACTTGATTCTCCCAAGTCTGCACGTTAGCCCTATCAACGCTACGCTTGAGCATATCGTTGTCGGCAAACGAGACCTTCGTCAGCGACTCGCCATAGAGACCACGGTAGCCTGCCTCTTTGCTGATGCTCTCAGTCATCCGGTAGGCGTCTGCGTCTTTGACGAAGATGTAGGGCCTCATGTTCTTGCCGAGAGTCACCTCGACTCTTTCACCCGCCTCATCACGGTATCGAACACGAACGGCGTTTCCGCGTCCTCTCTCCACAATCATGCTTGTGGGTAGTCGCTATGTCCTCTTATACCCCGCGTCGTCCACGGGGTCGGGTTTCTATGCCGTGCTTTTTCAGGGAGTTGAAAATCGTCATCGGAGAAACACCGACGAGCGCGGCAATAGCAGACATGGACATTCCATCCTCAACGTAATGCTTGCGAAGCCATTCTTCATTCTTATAATCGTCCGAGGAGGGGATGGGCAGAACAATCGTCAGGAGCATCTCCTTCCCGCATTCGCACGTCAGGTGGCTCGTCTTCATGGGCTCGTAGTGCGCCTTGAGGTCAAGGTTGCAATTCGGACAATCAATGACGGCGCAGGGCATAGCAATAGAAGGGCTTGGCTGATTTATAGCCATTCCACTTCGTCCGTCTGCTGCACGTTTTCGAGTCTTTGCTGCATCTTTTCGCAACACTCAGGGTATAGGTCCACCATCACGCAGTTGCGCCCGAGCATCAACGAAGCAACACCCGTAGTTCCAGAACCTCCGAATGGGTCAAGCACCCAATCGCCCTCGTCAGTTGATGCGGCAATACATTCCGCCGGTAGTTGGAGTGGAAACGGTGCTTCGTGCGAGTTGCGCGATTCTGGGCTCATCGTCCAGACAGAGAATCTTTTGCCGGTTGCGTTATAGCGGTAGTCTTTGCTCTTGCTAAACATGAACACCGTCTCATGTGATGGGATAGGTCGCTTGATGTAGGACTCTTGTTGGGGGTAGGATTTGGTCTTGGACCAAATGACCTCGCTCCTAAGAATCCAACCGTCGGCCTGCATAGCAAGGGCGAATCGCCACGGGACACCAATCAGATTCTTGGGTTTGAGACCCTCAACGAATCTGGCTCCCCACTTGCGCTTTGACGATTTCCGACCGCCTTCGTGGTAGTCCGTTCCCGCTCCCGTGGAGCCGTTATAGCAATCGCCGATGTTCACCCAAAGCGTTCCGTCTTCCGTGAGATGGTCTGCGACTTTGCGAAAAACGCCGACGAGGTCTTCGATGTATTCGTCAAGACTTTGCTCAAAGCCGACTTCCCGCTCGTCTTCCCCGTAGTTTCGCAGACCGAAATATGGAGGCGATGTGATACACGTCTGAAACTTGCGCTCAAGAACAACGTCCCGAAAATCGGCGTTGATGACTTCATACACGGGCATACCTCCGAAGACCCGACGGTCCATCGGAACGGTATTCAGCAATACCCCACTTCACACATAGGAGCGCAAGCCTCCCGATAGACGTAGGAGTGAGTGCGTGTCGGGAATGAATGTGCTTATTGACGTAGGTAGCGAGGTCAGCGGCGGTGAGCCAAACGTCTTCATCCAAGTCGAGGAATGCCTTTGTGACGGCCATTTTCCGGTTGAGTTTGAAGAGCGACATGACTTCGCCCATCTGCGAAAGCGTTTCCATACCGTCCTGTCGGGTCATGGACGTCGTTCCAGAAATCAGGGCTTGCGCCTGCTTCGGGTTCTCTTGCGCCCATTCCGCGACGTTGATAGGCACGTCACACAACACTCCGTTGATACACTCGCCCCAAGCCAGAATCGCAGATGAGCGCGTGACCTTGCCCTTCCTTCTCATAGGAAATGCAGGCGAGCGAGACGTCCCCCTGAAGGAGAACATTCTCAAGTCCCCCCTCAACGACAATGTCGAAGGAGCCATTGATTTGACGGGCATCGAAGGTCGTCTCTGTCTCGCCGGTCAAATCGTCACCGACTCGCACCCTGAATACACCGAGAGCAGAGAGCGTCAATTGCACACGGGAAACTTTCGCACCGTTGATTGAGCCGGACAAAATGCCGTCCCGCAAATCCGAAGCGGAGACAATGCACGAACCCTCTGCTTCACGCACCTCACCGGAGGACATGGTGTAGGTGGTGGGACCAATGGCTTCCATACGGGCCTCCGAAGCCTCACACCATTCCTGAAGAGTCTCGGAGGTGTGGGGGAAAGCAAGGGCGCGTGGGTCGGCAGAGAGCGTCGTCTGCTTGCCGGGAGACTTGACCCTGAGAGAGGTGTTGTTCTGCGTAAGCGTGACGTTGTCGCCGTGGACCTTGAGAACCCCGAGCAGACGCTCAATGTCGGGAATGACGAGGGCTTCCACATCTTCGCCATCCTCACCCGCTTCACCTTGACCGAGGCCATAGAGCATCGAGACGGAGGTCTTGCCGTCACGCACAATCGAGGTCGTCCACATACAGACGCCGTCAGCCTTCAGCACACACCCAAGCACTTGAGGCATGGGCTTGCCTGCAATCACCGCCATGCGGCGGGTCCTGTTCAGGAGGTCCGTCAATTCCTTGTTCGTCGTCTTCATGCTCTCACCGATGCCTCTATGTCCCTATAATCCTCTCGGTTGCTGATACCCTGCTTCTTCAGAAGCATCAGGCTACACAGACGACAGTCCACGGGACCGTCGTTGAGGGGAGCGCGAAACGTGCGCTGAAAGGTGGCGGGGCCACCGCAAAGCAACCACCCGAAAACATTCTTCTTCTTGTCCACAAAGACAGAGGCATAGTGGTGCTTCTGCCTGCGCTCGGGTCCGAGGACTTTCATCACCTGCAAATCGCATCACTCCCACTTGAGGAAGTCGAGGCCGAACCACTCGACCTCTCCTTCCATCACGCGGAGGACCGTGTGCGTCGTCCCGAGGTGTTCTTGGTTGAAGCCCTTCATTTCCTCAATCGTTGCACGGATTTCCCAGACCCCTTCATCGAGGTCGGGGTCGGCCTTCACACCTGCGGCAATATCGCCCTTCTTCGTGTAGCGAGCGAGGAACACCTGTTGCGAAAACAGGCGCATGGTTCCCTTCTCCCAATCAGGCACTTCGCCGACCTTCATGAGACCCTTCGAGCCACCACCAATGTCTGCGAATTGCTTCACGTCCTTGATGTGGAAGGTGAAGAAAACGGCCTCAACCGGGAGTTGGTGGGCGCGGTTCATCACGTCACGGAACAATTGGTTGCGAATCCTCCATTCGGCTTGGTTAAACTTGTCGCCGTCGGCGACGTTCACAGGATTCTTGCTCCGGTTCATCAGCACGTCGGTCATCGCCATTTCGCACCACTTGAGGAAGGACGAGCCACCATCAATGATGACCGCACCAATTTCCCCATCAGCCGCTTGCTCGGCAATAATCTTCACGAAAAAGCCCATCTTGTCCACAAGGGCCGTCCAATTCGTCGTGTTGTCCTCGTTGAAAATGGACTCATCCATTTCATCGAAGATGGGAACAACGCGGATTCGTGAGTCGTGGCCGTAGTTGTGAGCAACCGTCTGCACGGCGGAATTGTCCACGTCCAGAATCACAATGTCCTTGTCGGGACCAATGTGACGACGGGCTACGTCAATAGCAAGCCCCGTCTTGGCCGTGTTTTCCTTGCCGACCAGAGCCATGCGAATGACGTTCTGGGTGCTTCGCTTCTTGCTGAAGAGGTCGCGGTAGTGTTCGATACCGAACACCTTCGCTTCCTCAGTCGCCTGCTGAGTTTCGGTTTTCCCGCCCCAAGTCATTCCTCTCACTCCCATTCCTCGGTCGTCTCAGCGACCACTTCTTCGTCGGCGAGCGAGGAACCCATTTCCTCGACGGCCCACCAACCGTTGATTGCAAGACGAGCGTCACCCTCACGACCAATGTAGGGCGAACCCACGGCCACGATGACGGAGCCAACGCCGAAGGACACACGACTCTCTTCGTGCTGACCCACATAGAGGTCAAGCGGAGGTGTGGACGCCGTGAGGTCAAGGTCGGCACAAGTCAAGATGTAGCCGCCGTTCTCACGCGGGTCCATGTGTGCGACTTCAAGCACAACGCCAACGACGGCATCCCACTTCTCCTTGTCGCTCAGAGAGCCGACGTAGTCGTGGATGGAATCGAGGCCATCCAACATGGGAAGGTGGGTGGGGATGAGGCCCTGTCCGTCAGAAGTGAGCGGGGGTGCGGGAAAGATGTTCGCCACGTTCTCGTCCGAGTTGAAGACGGTCACGCCGTTCTTTGCATACGCCTTGTCGCCGTTGCGAGAAACAGACGCCGCAATCCGCCCCGGCATGAACGTCGGCACGGGGTCTTTCGCAAGGTCCCCACGGAACGTAAACTGCATGAGCGTAGGTTCGCTCGTCGTCCCCTGTTCACGACCAAGGAAGAGGCAAGTGCGCTCAAGGTCTTCGGTCGCACGGGCCTTCCCGTATGCGTAGTTTTGCGAACCCGACGGGTAAGTCGGCGAAGACTTGTTCTCGATGCACACGAAGAAGGAGCCGTCGTCAAGAGCGGTCGCCTGCTTCGGAAGGCTCTGCGTGTTGGTCTCGGCCACGCCCTCAGCGAAGGCCGTCTTTGCAAGCAGGCTCGGGTTGTGAATGTGCGTGTAGCCGCCATCCACGTCGTCGTGAACGTAAAGACCGACGAGGCCCTGAGCAACAAGGTTGCGCCGCCCTTCCTCGGAGAGAGGATTCAGCATATTCGCATACTTCTGATAGAAGACCTTGCCCCAATCCTTGTAGCGCGGGGACGTGAGGAACATACCCTCAAGCATCTTTGCACCGGAGCGGGACAGACGCGCTCGCTCGGCTCGCATTTCAGCCGCCGCCATGCGGAGGGTCTTCGTCTCCATTTCGCTTTCAGGGACGCCCGAAGCGGCAAGGCTCGCCGCCTGTGCATCCATCACCGCCTTGTGACGGTGCATCATTTCTTGCACCGTGCATCCGACGTTCTTCGCCACTCTTTCATACGTTTCCGTGTTCATGTTCTCGCCTCGTTGTTCGCTGCTGCGTTATTCTCCCCATGTTGGGTTGTCCTATTAAACCCCTCTCGACCCGCAATCAGGCGGCAAAGGTTCCATCGGACAATCTGTGCGTGGACGCCCATGAGGACGTCGCGCTCGCTGATGATACACGCTTCGACGACGCGCATCTTCGACGCAGGGGAAGCGTCGGATTCGACCACATAATCGAAGACCTGATGAATCAGGCTCCGAATCTGAAGGCCCTCGGTTTTCTTGACGGCAAGGTCCACCGCTCGCTCCTTCGCGCAGAGGACCATGAAGCCCCGAACATCGAAGTCGCCTTCGCCGAGACCCATGATGAACGACTCCCTCTCTTTTCCGTGTGCGGGCAGGGACGCATAGGCTTGCAGACACCCGATAGCGTTTCGCAAATCGCCACGGTGCTTCCGAATGATGGCCGCCATGTGCGTCTCAGAGACGTTTACGGCTTCGTAAAGTGCAACAGCACGAAGTCGTTCCCCCATGCTCTCATCAGAATGCGGCGCAAACGTGCGAACCTGCGCTCGGGATTGGAGCCACGGACGAACGAGGCTCAGGTCGTTGCAGGTGAGAATGAAATAGCAAGTGGCGTTCTCGATAACGCCCTTGAGCGCATCTTGCGCTTGGATTGTGAGGCGGTCGGCCTCGTCGAGAAGGATGATGGTTTCCCACCGACCACTACGGGCGAGGGGCATGATGTCCTCTTCGACAAACTCGATACCCCGAGTCCTCTTGGAGGAAGCGTTGAACGTGTGGAGCGTATAGCCGAGCGAGTCTGCAAGCAGACGTGCGGCAGAAGTCTTTCCCGTTCCCGGTTCGGGACTGTGGAAGAGGAAGTGCTGCATGGGGGCCTTCCCTTCGGCAATCGCTTGCAATTCTGCACGGAGGTCGTCTTGCGAAACGAAGGACTCCCAGAAAGCAGGGCGGTAGCGTTCAGACCAAATCGGACTCATGCGTCCACCCCCCATTCAGGCGAGAAGCCGTCGTTCACGTCGCCGCAGACAATCAAATGCCCCACGACGCATTCCTCGGTGCAGAACCACAGGAGGGGAAGGTCCGGTGCGTGTCGGAGCGAGAAGCCCCTGCAAGCCAAGTCCTCGCCCTCGCACATCTCGCAAGTTAAGACGAGGCCGTCGGTCATGCGTCCACCTCTTCGGCTTTGGGACAGTCGCAAGGCTTGGTCGTCGGGTCCGTAATGTCCCATTGGTGGCCGCATCCGGCGCACCAACGTCCGGTCCATTGAACGTCCCTCATGCGCTCGCCTCCTTGAGGCTACGCTCGTATTCCTCGGCCATGTGTTCCATCACGGCGTCGAAACAGTCTTCGCACGATTGCATCGGGTGTGTTGCAGGCTCGCCACAATTCCCACACTTCAGGTGCTTGACGCGGAAACCCTTCATTCGTCGGGCCTCCTGTTGCACTTCGGGCAGATGAATGCCCGTCCCTTCCTCTCAATCTGCGCCAACACAGACAGGCACTTGGAGAGCCCGACAATCTCTGTCGTGTATTCGCATTCGGGGTGTTCGCAGGTCATCGTCAGAGCCATGCTCTTTGGTTTCATTCTTGGTCTCAGTTTCATTCCAACCATTCCTCCACAAAGGGTTGTGCGGCCTTGAACAGGCCATAGTCGCTTCGCCCCGACGTATCAATCGGGACGACGTGAGTCTGTATCTGCTTGAGGTAGGTATCGAGAGCCTCCATATCCTCGGAGGGATGCTCGGTGTGTTTAGCACCGCGCTCGCGGAGAGTTTCGTTGTCTGCCGACAGACGGATGATGAAGCCACCATTTCGCACCACACTCTCCGCCTCGTTGGGGTAGCGTAGGTCGTCAATGATAACGTGGGGATAGCCACGCTTTTCGATGTAGTGCATCAGGCGATTGACCCAATAGTCCGGTGAGACAAGGTCTCGGCGACCTTGGCCCCACGCTTGCAAAATAGGCCGAGTTAGGGTCTTGTCCTGTGACTCCAAAATGTCCCAAAGGAAACGGGCCTCCGCTCGTTGTTGCTTCGGGAAGAAAGCCTGAGAGACTTCTTGGCGCACGGCCTCAGCGTAGGAGACCACGGGAATGTCGAAGCGCGTCGAAAGTGCCGCCGCAAGCGTGGACTTGCCGGAGCGCATAGGTCCGGCGATAGCGATAATCAGAGCCATCCCCCCTCATCAGCAATCCGGTTGCCGGTTTTCTTCTTGGCCTTGACCTCTGCGCGTGGGGGCTTCCACGCCTTCAGGTAAGCCTCTGCCTCGGGCCACCCGTTAGGGAAGCACTTCGGACAGAAAGGCAAAACGCGAGCCTCAGCGTCGGTGATGCTTACGGTATAATCCGAAGGCTCTCCACAGGGATGCTTGCCCGATGGAGAGTCCATCGTGCGGCTCAAGTGGAAGTGCGTCTGCCTCGTCATCATTCGCTGATAGAAGCATTCTCCACTTAAACCCCTCTCCTCTCACAGACGAGGCAGATGGACCACTTATCCTCAATCAGGCGCATCTGTGAGCAACGGGGACAACGAACCGCTCGGCGTCTTTCAGATGGCGTCATTGTTGAATAGGGCCGTGTGAACACAAGGTCTTCCTTTGTGCGAATCAATTCCTCGTCAATAGCATACACGACGTTCTTCACTCGCTCACCCTGACTTGTCGTGACTTTGTCCGAACCCATCTGCTTGATTTGCAAGTTCTTTGCAAGCATGGCTGTGAGCGAAGAATCGCTCGGCAAAGCCCTTGTTTCCCCGGTTGAAAATAGCAAGGAGGACATTTCAGCCCTCGTCATCGGACCCCTTTCAAACAGGATTTCGGCGATGAGCCTTCGTATTCTTGCGTTGGAGTTGTTCTTCGCCACGCTCCGCCATGACGCTTGCGATATAAAAACTCAATCATCCCACAACCCAATGTAGGCCGTTGCTATTTCGCTCGGCTCTTCCTGAACCACGGTAGCGGCAGGGATGGAGGGGATAACCGCCCCGAACATCAATCGAATAGGCCACGACGTCATCCAGACAAACGAAAGAAACCCACACACGTCCCACATCATAGCCATGTGGTCTCCCTCTGTTGTCGCTTCTTCGATTTCTTGGGCATGGTCTTCGGTGCTATTCTGCGAATGTGGTTGCCCACCGAGTTGTCCTCTTGGGCAAGGATGTTCGCATAGACGTCGCTTTCGCGGAAACCGTGGGGGATAACCTCCTCGTCTTCCTTGCTCTTCTTGGGGTAGTTGGGGCGATTCACAGGTTTAGCACCGTAAATCAGAGCGGCAACCTGCATTTCCATTGGAACCCATTGGAAGCCAAGAGCGGCGGTGCGCCACATTTCGATGTTCCTGTCGTTCTCTCGGAGGAAAGCGGCGAGCAGGGGATAGGGTAGTCCTTTGCCTATGACCCATGCTCGCTTGCGGTCGCGCCACGTCATGCAGGCTTTAATCGCAGGCATGAAGTCGTCCTTGCGTTTCGGCTTGTCGAAGATGACCCTTTCATCATCAACCTTGTTCGGCATCTTTGTGCATTCAACGACCATGCGGTGTGCAATATACGGCAACCAACCTGCATAGACGTCATGCTTGGGACGAGAGTCCCGCACAATGACGGTCAGATTCTCCACGGCGGGAGAACACACGACTCCATCGCCTTCGACGTATTCGCCGACGCGATACGGAGTCGCGTCATGCGTATAGATAAGCACTCCCATTGTCGTCACCGCCCTCGATGCGACTGTATTCCTTCACGCCAGACGAAGCCATGCGAGAAAGCAGAGAACCCTTTGCTTCCATGAATCGCAGGAAACGGGACACGGCATAGACGTTCACACTCATGCCTCGCTGAGGCAGGCACTCGACAACCTTCGGCAACAATTGTTCAGCCGTGAACCAATCGCTGATTTCCCACGTCTCGACGGCGGCTTCGACGGCAAGACCACGGTATTTCTTCCCCACTCACCTCACCTCCTCAAGCATCCGAGTCAAGACCTCAACGGCCTTTTGAAACTCCTCAAGCGTTTTGTTGAAAGATTCGATACGCTCATACAGAGACGCCGCCTCTTCCTCGATGGTTCGGATTTCCTCAACAATCATTCCTCTTCACCCCGTAGGCTGCTCAGAAAGTCGTTCAAGTCGTTCAGCAGACGAAGGATTTCGGCATACTGCTCATCAACGCTCATGTCCGTCCAGATACCGCTACCGCCGTTCACGATGTTCGTCATCACGTTAGAGGAGTCCTTTATCCACTCGACCACAAACTCATAGTCATTCATCATGCGCGTCCCTCCCACAAATAGCAATCCTCACACAATCCTTTGTCGAGGTCGTCCTCATAGAACGCCTCGCCACAACCTCTGCACGTCGCCTCCATCTCTCTTCCTCCGGCAGGGTCCTATAGGGGGCTCGCCCTATTAAACCCCTCGGTCTTCCTGTTCGGCCATCTTCAGGAACGGTTGCTCTCGATAGACCCACGTCTCGAAACGAGAAAACTGACCCTTGGTGAATCCCCACATTTCTCGCACGACGCGCTTACTCACCTCGTAGCGACCTGAGAACCAGACCACGCCAGAGTCCATCAGCACACCGACGAGACCATCATCGAACATTCGCTTTGCGATTGTGGGAAACTCGCTTGAGGGGATAGGGCGAGCAATCAGTTGGTTGAAGTGCGCTCGCCACTTCACAGGTTCACCGTGGGTCATCAGTCATCCCCTCCCGAATCACTCGCATATACCCGCACAGAACGCGCTGACCTTTGAGGCCCTTCGGATAAATCCGATGTTGGGGGTCCTTCCTCCAAGCCACATAGCCACAGGTATTGCACCTGCGCCATTGGAAAGACTTGGGGGAACCCCTCGTCACAGGTCGTCCTCCCACATAGCCGAAGGTGGGTTGAGAGCCATGCTCCCAAGTTTGACTTCGATTTCGTTTAGCAAATGGGGCTCAGTTCTGAGAACATCAACAAGGATTCCCATCACACCATTGACTTGTTGTTGTGCAAGAAGAAGTTGCGAATCAACACCAATCTCTTTCTTTAGAGTTCCAATGAGTTTGAGCGATGAGTTCGCTTGACCCACCAGACGGGTTGCATTCGCAAGCCATTCGGCATCAATACCTTCACGGTCCTTCTTGGCTTCCCACTCATCGAGCCACGTCTGGATGCGAGAGAACACGTCCTCCGCCATGTCGAGCGTAGTGATTGCCTC